GCACAACAGTTGAACCAACTTCGGAAGCTGAGTTAACAGCTTCAGCCGCCACATACTCTACACCATTAATTACCATCGTCAGTGTAACTGTTTTGGACACAGAGGATGCCGGAATCATGATAGCACCATACGGAAGAATGGCGATGCCATCAGTTGTTGCCTGTTCGGTCTGTGTGAACTGATAAGTTCCCTGTACGAGTGTAGCTGTGTCATCCTGCACGCCGAGTGTAAATACCGTTGCAACGTCGCTGGTATCTTTTCCAGTAAGTTTCACTGTGTAAGATTCTTTCGGTGCAATGGTAGCCGTGTCGGTAACAAATACAATCGCATTGGAGAAAGGCGAACTGGAAATTGTTTTCCAAACATGATAGAAATAATTCCAGTACAATCCGGCGGCGGAATACTGTTCGGTGAATTTTGCATTGTTATCGTAAACCTGGAACCAGTCTACATCAAGCAGAACTGCCTTTACATTTTTCATGAGAGCCAGTTCATCTGATGTTACTTCTTCCAGACCGTCCGAGTTCTCACGAATAACATCGAACCGTTCATTGTCAAATGAAGTCCAATCGTCGATAAGGTGTAACGCACCTGTGTATGTTGCTTTGTCCATGTTGAACGCAGCGGCAAGTACGTCAACGTCATACTTTGCATTAAACCAGCTGTCCATAAAGATAGCTTGATTTTCACGCGGTGTAGTTGTACGCACGCCAGATGCGTTGTACTTTGTTTTCATGAAAGTAAGATCATTCGAAGCACCGCGGAACATTTCACCAGCTTCTTTCAGATCAGCACCAGTGCCGATAGACATTGGATACATCTTGCCATGAGATACAGCCTTAATGAGCAAATATTTGAAGAGCAGGAACTCGTCATACTCAGCCGCCTTGTAAACAGATTCAACAATTTTAGCAACTAAATCCTGTACGCCAGATTCTGCTAAGAAAGCAAGACGTAAATCCTCGTCCTGTATTGTTACCGGATACATAACACGCCAGTTCATTGCATGGAATGCCGATTTAACATCCGGGAGTGTACGCTTAAATTCACGAGCCGCTCCCTTTTCCGGAGTGTAATCAACAACCTTTGCAATCTGTACAAAGATTTCTTCGACAGTTTCGCCGAACTCAAGATACCCTTTTTTGAGTGATGCATACGGATTGTTGAATGTAGCACTTTTTGTCATAACAAGTGCAATACGGTTTACCATAGCGTTAATGAACTGATTGGAGAAAGCCGGTGTTCCACAAATAACTTCTCCTACTTTTGGAATGTCGCTTGCTTTTGCGACAACTGGCACAGACTGCTGGTAATCATAGGATGCATTCTGGCGAATAGCATTCAAGATGTCAAGCGTTGATGCCTGTAATGTTGATTTTGCAATTCTTCTAGGCATTTCTAAATCCTCCTATTCTGTCTTGAAAAGGCTTTCATATGTTAATGGTTTCGGTGACTCGCGATCATCTTCTGGTGGATCTGGTTCCGGGTCAGACTTACCGCTAAAGCGGTCAGTGTAGCGTTTCCGCCATGCCTTGTCGTTCTCTTCATACCTTGTTCTCCAATCTTCATTAGACCTTTCATTCAGATCGGTAAATGTATCGGAAACATCTTCCAGCATAGCCAACTGTGTATCGTCTGGTGACTCACCGAAAGATTCTTTCAGTGCGTCAATAATTTCCTGTGTTGTTCTTACTGCCATAATTGTTCTCCTTAAATGAAATATCTGCACATCATCCAAACAGGCATCTTCTTTTTCTTTTTTATCGGCGGTAACGGTGGAACGTCACCGCCAGACAAGAAAAGGAATATTAACAAAGCATTGTTTAAATTGCTTTCACTTCCGAAAGAGAGAAGTGTGGAACTCGGGTTGTCATAGGATTCTACGCTGTACCATGCCCCCGGTGTGTCCGAAGCGTGGGTATTGAAATACTCAAGATAAGTGTTTGCACATGAAATACGATAGGAAAGGGAGGAATCGCTGATACCCTCCCACCCACGCATGAACGCTTCTGTAAGCATGGAAAGATCGGTACTGGTGTTTGACAAGAATGCCGACAAGTTGTCGAAGTTTGCGGCAACACCGGACTGATACCAGATATTTTCGTGGATGAAATACGCAAGCTGACCATTTCCGTCGTTTGAAGCGTATCCATTTTCCTGTAACCAGTTAAGCAACTGTGTGCGTCTGTTCGTCTCGGAGTTGTCCGTCCATTGTCCTAAACCAAAACCCTGCTTATGTCCTAGTTCCCACTGTCCGGGGTTCAATGTGCTTTCCTGCATCCAGTTACCACATATTGCGGCGGCAACGTAAGCAGATGTACCAACTCCGGAACCACCAGACCCATACCGAAAGCAACGCGACCAGTTGCCCGGTGATGATTCCGATGTGTTGATACTAACTTGCTGTTCGAGTGGCGCATCATCTGTGTGTGCCCCCATAGTTCTTCGTCCTTGATATACCATCTCGGTATGACCAGGCCGCCATAGAATATCACCCGGTTTCCATGCATCCGAAACGGTTACTTCTGTAAATCCCATTGACTGTAGAACTGTAATCATATCGGAAGTAGTGAACGGATGATGGGAACCGTAAGTCTCAATGACGGGGAAAGCACCAGCAACAAGTGCGTACCAGACAAACGAGGAACAGTCATAGTAGGTGATTCCATTTACTGTTTGCTGTTCCCTGTAAGTCTGTGAATAACCGACGTTTGATCGGTTACAGATAGCAACTGCCCAATGCCATGAAGTGTTGATGTTAGCCACGAGTTAATCCCTCGTTAGCTACATATCCGGTATAGACAATTCCATTCACAATTGTTTTCACAAGATACCACTTTTCGGTGTAATACCCGTAGTTTCTAACACTTGTTCCGGCTGGCAATGTTAAAATTACCGTTTTGTCAATTCCAGCTCCAACGCGCAAATTGTAACGATCGTTCGTATGATACGCTCCAGCGATTTTCCGGTCAAAACTACGTGCAGATTCTGCTTTTATTGTACTTTCAATCAGTTTCTGCGGTTTTTCATTCCCTGCATATCGATAATGAACTACGTTCAAATACGGGAGATCATAATAAGATCGAATGCATATTTCTCTTCCGGTCTGATCTCCCGTCTGTCCATCAATTCCACCGTTCTCTGACTGGCTTGCGTGAACAATGTTAGAAGCGTCAGTTGACATCGTAACGTGATGACCAGCGGCAAGATGAATATCTCCACGTTTCCATGGAGCATGGCACTTTTTAAACCCGCACTTGATAAGCTGTGATTCTAAGTTGCGCGTTGTACTATATTCACTGACGGCAAAGCCCGCCTTGCTTAACGCTGTTCCAACAAATGAACTACAGTCATAGTCCGGACTGTTTCTGTGTACCTGCGAATAACCGTGACTGTTATCAGCGGCAATTGCTATCGCCCATAATACAGCTTTTTCAATCTTAGTCATCGTTTGTACCTCCTAAACGTGCACACAGGTTATTAATTGCCTGCGTATTTGCTTCGACGCTTTTACGAAGTTCTTCCATCTCTGCTTTGTGAGCTTCTTTTTCTTTGATCATATACCAGAATAGTGCTCCGCAACACACGATTGGAAAACCGAGCGACCCGATAAGCTGTGTAATCATTGTTACGTCCATTTTCTTTACCTCCCTTTCGTATTTTCATCATAACACTTAGGCTTGCTTTTGTCAAGCTTTTATGTTATAATATTTTTAGAAACAAAAAATTCACGATTCAAATAATTGAAAAGGAAGAATGTTTGAATGTCAAAGTATTACGACGGAACGAAGCTTCTTTCGCTCAAAGATCTTGACGGGCAAAGACCGGAAATTTATATGGTCACGACAAACCGGACAGGTGGCAAGACTACTTACTTTGGTCGGCTTGCTGTTAGACGTTTTATAAACTTCAAAGAAAAGTTTGCACTACTATATAGGTACAACTATGAACTGGATAACGTGTCTGAGAAATTCTTTAAAGATTTGAAAACCCTGTTCTTTCCTAGCATGGAAATGACGAGCAAGAGACTTGCTCATGGGATATTTCATGAACTGTATCTGGATGGACGTTGCTGTGGTTACGCAATCACATTGAACAGTGCCGATCAGATTAAAAAATATTCACACTTCTTTTCCGATGTTGATCGTATTTTATTCGATGAATTTCAATCGGAAACTAGTCATTATTGCGATAGGGAAGTGGCAAAATTCCAGAGCATTCACACATCTATTGCTCGTGGACAAGGAAAGCAGACAAGATATGTCCCTGTATACATGATGTCAAACCCAGTTACTATCTTGAATCCTTATTACAGTGCTATGAAGATAGGTGGCAGACTACAGGATGATACGAAATTTCTACGTGGTAAAGGGTGGGTGTTGGAACAAGGCTATGTTGACAGTGCCGCGGAAGAGATGAAGCAATCTGGTTTTGCAAAAGCATTTGCTGAGGATGATTACATGAAGTATTCTACCGAAGCTGTATATCTGAATGACAATTACTCTTTTGTTGAAACAATGCAAGGGAAATGCAAATACGTCTGTACACTTCGGTATATGGGGAAAGAGTATGGTGTTAAGGAATATGTAGAAAAGGGTGTAGTGTATGTAGATGATAGACCAGACTTAACGTACCCATACAAGATCACAGTTACAACAGAAGATCATCAGATAAACTACTTGATGCTACAGAGACACGATATGTTCATCATGAATAT